GGTCTATCGCAAAACAGGCAAAGCGGTTATTGAGGATACGATTAAACGAATGGAAGCGCAAAAGAAAGCCTACCAAATGGCAAGAGGAATAGCGGCTTGAATAGCCGCTTTCGTTTTAAAGCCTGTAATCCCAACCCTTTTCTATAGCTAAGTCAATATCTTTACACTCAACCTTAGCAGTTGTTTTTGTTAGCTTGTACCCATGTATAGCCATAAACCAAAGAAACCAATCTATTGTATATATTTGACCATCCCTAAAGCTTAAAGGGCAATCCTCAGCATTGCCAAAAGACGAGCTTAACGCTTTAAATAGGCTTTTCTGGTCGTGAAAGTCTCTCATAAACTCAGGCAGATGATCTCCAGATTCTCTCCATTCTAAATTATTTCTTTTGCTCATTTTCAACACTCCAAATATTAATAAAAATTTAAACTTGCCAAATAACTATAAAGCATTATACTAACTAAAACAACATAAATTAAATTTAATATTATGCAAGATGACTTACTAGAAAAAGCACGTGAAGCAGAATACGAAGGAAATGCAAAAAAAGCTAGAAACTTATTTCTACAGCTTGCTAGAAAATACGAGCGCCAAGGTGATATAGTTCAATCGCATATATACGAGGTGCAAGCAGAAGTTTACAACGATGAAAAGCCAATGAGGTTTATAAATGAATGACTACATTGTTAAATTAAAAAACGCAGATGGTGAAGATTGCAAAATCACTATTTACGATTGTGAAAGCGAGCGGCAAGCGAAAGAAGAAGCAGAAATTGAGCGAGGTCGTGGATGGATGGCAATTAGCGCAAAGGTGGTTAAATGAAACGAATGATAACAAAGAAGGTGCGGGATAGTTTCAAGGTTAGCGCCTTCAATAGAATAAAATGGTGGGCAAGAGCTGGCTACGGTCTGTCTGGCGGGGGTTCGGCAAAGAGCTATTTCGAATCAACAGAAAAACAACGAATTTTAATTTTGCGGAGGACAGTTAAATGAACGCACAGCAACTATACGATTATATAATCAAGCCAACCCATCAATATATGGGCGGTAATTACGAAAGCAAAGAATCTAACTTTTTATCATTATGCACAGCGGCAATTGAATCTAATTGCGGTGAGTATATCAAGCAAATTAATGGTCCTGCTCTTGGTATTTGGCAAATGGAGCCTGATACTCATGATGACATATGGAATAACTGTGATGCTTTTAGGGATTCTGATTTTCTTACCCGCATAGATAGCCTTATACCTGTGTTTACGTTTGAATCTCTTATAGATGCACCTATATACGCTTGCGCTATGGCTCGCCTTAAATACTCGATGGACCCGCACCCACTACCTAAGCTGTCAGGCGATAAAGATTTAGACTGCATTAACTTTTTCGAGTATTACAAGCGCGTCTACAACACTAAATTTGGTGCAAGCACTTATCAAAAGTGGGTCAACGCATTGGAAGGTAATGGCGTTTGGGATGTTAAATTATGAAAACAACCAAAGAGTTAGAGCAAGAAGTTAGGCAGTTAAGATTTGCGGGAAGAAAAGCTAGGCGCAAGCATGAAACGTGGAAGTTTATCAGCTTGATGCTATTTTTATTTATTCTCCTTTTGTTATTTGCAAAGGGTTTTAGTGTGGGGTGTTAATATGAAAGTTAATAGATGGACAGTGAGCGCGTTTTGCATATGCGCTATATTTTGGATGTTTGTGCTGGCGGTATTTTTATGAATTGGTCAGAGCTAGGCAAAAAGGTTGCGGACTTTGCTCCGTTATTGGGTAGCGCTTTAGGGCCAGTTGGTGCAGGCGTTGGCGCTTTAATATCATCAGAGTTTGGCACTGAAAACACGCCAGATGCTATCAATAGCTTTATAGCTGGCAATCCAGAGGCGCAAGTTAAATTAAAAGAAATTGAACTTACGCACAAAACAAAGTTACAGCAAATTAAACTTGAAACGCTTCAAGCTGAGTTTGGCGATAAAGCCAATGCAAGGCAAGCGCACAATCAAAGCAAGATGCCAGCTTATTTAAGCATTGGTTTAACTGTGTTGATAGCATTGCTAGTTTTCTTGCTGTTTTACGTTGACGTGCCAGTAGGAAGTCGCGAGGTTTTATTTATGCTGTTAGGCGTAGTTGTTAAGGAATGGGGTAGCGCTATGCAGTTTTGGTTTGGCACAACTAGAAGTAGCGCAGATAAAACAAGGTTAATGATTAAGTAGCTATAACATATAACAATTAGTTATTAGCAATAAAGGCGAATATCGCACATTGTTAGTTCAATAACAAAATAATAGGGATAGAAAAATGCCAGATTTACAAGCAATAGTTATTACAGTGATTTTAGTGTGTGGCCTTTGTTATTTATTATGCAAAGACCACAATAGTAAAGTTAATTAAGCGATTAACGCTTCCACTATATTTTCTAACTCTATATTAGCTTGATCTTCAATGATATCATTCCCACTTTTGTTAAAGTGAAATGGTATTAAGCCAACAAACTCTCCAACGAGGTTTTTAACTTTACACTTGGCTAAAACCTCGCCATTTCCTAAATCTTTAATATCGTAAACAATATACTCACAGTCTTTGTGGGTTATTGAACCTTCTTCTGTTCTTTGAATGTAATCAGCTTTCATTTTATTCTCCTAAATTATACTGGCGTTAATGTTTGGCCGGTGCTACTGATGCCGTATCCGCCCTCTTGAACTATTTGAACCCTACCTTGCAAAACTTGCGAAGAATTATAAGTCATAGTGATAACGCCACCATTTGACACTGCAACAGTAACTGCGCTGGGCGGAGTGCCATTTTCCCAAACTACAACGCTGGCGCTTGCGTTGTTCCAATTGTAGAGCCTAGCTGTACCAAATCGAACGTCGAAACCATCATTAAACCCCACAAATCTAAGCGTAACAAAACCGTTAGGGGGTACAACCTCAGGGAAAGTAAACACCTCTCCCGGTGTACCTGTGCCATTACAGTAATAATCGTTAAGATCTTTGTCTTTTTCGCCGCGAAGCTTGATGTCACTAGTGGCGTCAGCAACAAATTTAGTCCCAATTACTGGCCCTATTAAATTGTTAACATAAACCGTTGACTCGTCAATCGCTTTAACTACACCATCAGTAAATGAGTCCTGACCAACCAGCCCAGATACGGTAACTATCGAGCGTTCAGCTAAGACAGCACTCTTAGTTTCGCCAGCCTTACCTTGCACAAAGGCACTGTCTATGCTAAGAAATTTCTGCCCTTTTGCGTGTATACCTACACCAACATTCTCAGCGTAATAGTTTATTACTTTGTTGTTCCACCCGCTTTTGCCTGAGTCGGTGCCCGCATCAATAATCAGACCAGTACCAACCTGACCAGCTGGTAGTATCTTGTTTGCGGTGCCGTCAGTTAATATGTCTTGGCATGTGACAGCGTTGAATGTCATACCCATACCGCACGCCCATATTCCGACCTCTCCGCCACCAGAACCGTCAACGAGTACGTTGTCGAAAGTCAGCTGATTGTTGAACCACCCTGTATTCCAGCCGCCCGGAGATTCGGGATTAGAGTTGTCAGCAGCATAATCAGCTCTATCAAGCCTTATGCCACAGAGGTTGCCTCCCAAGTTGAGGTTTTTATAACTGTTCCATAGAGATTTCCTATGCCAAATAGCGTACTTAAAGCCGTTTATAGCTGAATCTAAGTACGAGTTGAATGCAACTTGGTTGTTTCCTGATGACACCCCTATGCCTTTTAGACTGTCCCCAGATGCTAAATTAATACCTTTAACGTTGAATCCATTAACTACACTTAATGCAGCTTCATCTTCAGTTAATGTAGCTGTTATTTTAGAGTTATTAAAACCATTCCCGCTTAAGTTTAAATAATCAGTAACTGACAATCCAGAGTTAATTGTGTTGTCGTTGCCAGTTATCTTTAATTCTAACTTATCGGACAGAGCTGAACTGACAGCGTCATCCACGCTTGCAAAATCCTTAACGTCTGGAATGTTTTCCAGCTTTCCTTTATTGCTCTGCATTGTGAATAGGTAATTTCTAAAATTGGCGCTAACGGAATTTATTTCAATTTTTAGTTCTTCTGGTAAATTATCAATATAAAACACACACTCAGCATCACCATTCGAAACGTTAGCCGTACCGTTTTGCGTTATTTCAGTAATGCCGTCTTTATCGCTATAGATAGTCGCTAGTGAATTATCAGAAGTTTTACGCACCTCATAAACAACGCCAACACCGCCGGCAAAGGTTGAAACTTTGGTCAGGTTATCGGTTGGTGATTGGAATATTTTTAGCTCAAAGTTATCAATAAACTCTTGCGCGTTAATCCCCGCTGTTGTTGTTACGCCAGATGCTTGATTAAATGTAACTTGCGTGTATGTTGGCTCACTTGGCGTTGTACCAGCAGGCACAGTTACAGGTAGCGCATTAACATCAGCATAAGCCCAGTAATTACCGCCACCATCAATTGCAACATCATTAGCTAACTCATAAGTAAAGCCACTTGCAAAATCACCCACAACACGAAAACCGCGTGATGTGTTTAGTGTGGCAATAGCGTTGGCTGCATCAGTTTGTATTTGGTTTACCGCGTCAGTGCCAGACGTTTCTATTAGTCTTATAGCTTTTGGCGCTGATACTTTTGGATTTGCACCGTATCGCGTTGTTACATCAGTGTCTTCATTAACGAGCTTGGCCAAGTCAGCCGCATCTCTTTTTGCATCATCAAATGTTGCCATTGCTTAAATCTCTCTATGTGATAGTTGTTTATATTGTATCATATTCATAAATACGCTCGTCATAGTTGACTAAATTGACTTGCACGTTATAGCCACTGCTTTCTCTGTTTATTACGCGCCACTGTCGATTTATTGAGTCGTTAACTTCTGTGATGTAATATCTGCTTCCCATTTGCGAATCTTCATCACCGTAAACGTAAGCCTCGCTTAAGTCTGCGCATGTAAATGAATTAGCAGTAAAACCTGTTAAAACTTGTGGGCCAATAACATCACCATGCATATTTGTGTAATAAACATAATAGCTGGTACCTAGGCTTAAATTTAACTCTTCTCGCACCGTTGCAGTTCCAGTATTTACACTCTGAATCTCACCTCCAAATGCGCTACCGCCCTCGTAAACCTCGTTATATAAAACAACATCGCCTTTACCTAAAAAACGCTGTGAATCCATGAATGTATCGCTTAAATTCCAGCGCTGATATAGCATGCGCCTTATCTCAAGCTCAGCTCGGTTGGTTGCATTTGGCTCATCTTGACAGCCAATTAGATTAACTGTTTTAGGGTTTGACCCGCTTACACTTATGATATTTCCAGCGCTATCAAATGAGCGGTAAATATATGCTTTTTTATTTATTTCACGATTTACATACTCAACTTGCACGCTGTCATATTCTCCAGCGACAAAAGATGATCTTGATACTGAGTAACTGCGCTCTGATTCGCTTGCAATATCTGCTCGACTTAACATTGCAGAATTAAAATTGACTTTTTCATCGCGCCAGAATCTAACCTTTTTACCGTCCCAATATTTTTGTATGCGCCCAACATTTAAAATAATGTCTAGCTTTTCGCCAACGCTTACACTAGTATCGTCAAATGTATAATCAAAGGTTTCAAACCCACTTGGTAATCCATCGACAATAGTGTAAAGCTCATCTAGGTCAAGTAAGTTTAAGTCTAGACCATGAAACTCACTCCAGACAAACATAACTGCATCAGCAAGGTTTCTACTTGTCGCATTAGTTAGCACTGTGCCGGTTGATTTGTCGTAGCTCGGCATTTCAACCTGACCATTGACAATGTTTATTTTATTATCAACCCCGCTGCTAGTAGGGGTTTGAGTTGAGTTCATTACTGTTTTTAACATTGTTGCATTTTTAAAGTCATAACTCCCAAACTCTTTGATGCAGAATGACTTTTCAAGTGTTGGAATGTCAGGCTTGTCTGTTGCCTGTGATGCTTCATTTGTTCTCTGTATAGTCCACTCATACCAAGCTCGACCATTCGCTATACTTATTTCAAATGTGTAATACTGCGCATCAACAATGTCATCTGTGTAAGTTACCGAAAAAGTCTCGCTAGCACCAGTTCGCGAACCGCCTTTACTATCAAGCTCGTACACAGTAACAGTAATCGGAACGGTCGCTTTTAACCCTCGATTAAATGCAATATTGAAAAACATCTTTTCGCACTGTGTAGGGTTTACAAATGGGCCTAGTGTATTATCAAGTTTTATAGTGAATACGTACGGACCGCTATAAGTTGATGTGTCCGAGTATGGCCCGTTAAAGTTAGTTATTATTACTTGATAATCAGAACCCATAAGCGTCATTGATGATATTTTACCGGTGCCATAAACAGGCTCGCTGACTGGTGGGCCGCCCTCGCTTATTTCTGCCATGTAATTTAGACCGATGTTTTCATCGCCAGCATCAAATGATGCTTTTAAATTGTCAGAATCTGAGTTTTGCAGTAAGTAAACCTCAAACTGACCCCCAGCATAAGTTGTTAATGTTGAACCCTCTACGCAGCTATAAGACGCACCGTTAGACCCTTCGTTTATCCCTTTTAGTGTTTGGCCGTCAATTTCGTCAACTTCTTGCCCAACCCTGTAGTTTGGTATTGTTGTTATGCCAGCAGTTGGATAATAAAAGTTAGATGTTGCACCGGCAAATCTAATTATGTCAGTTTCGCCAGCCTGAACAGTGCCACCGTTTAGTGTGCCGTAGCTGGCATAAAAGTAACTTTCAGAGTATTTTATATTACCTTGATAATACTCAATAGGCTCACCGATTAGGTCAGGGTACAATCTAGGGCTTCCGCAAACTAAAGCTTTTTGAGCGTAAGCACGTATAATGTTTTTCTGACTAGTTAGACTGTTGTTTGGGCTTGATGTTTCTTGTCCGCCCGGCAACTCTGGTGTAAATAAATCTTGAAGAAAACCAAGGGCAGCACCAACACCGGTTATGTCCAAGGCAAAATCAATAATGTCTCCAATAAACCCTTTAACTTCAATTGACAGCGTTACGCTATCGCCATTTTTTAGAGGTGACAATAAAGCCTCATGATTATTGGCAAATACTTGAGTGTCATTTATATGCAGTGTGGCCTTGCTTAAATCTATGCTTTTGAATTTACTTTCAAGCATATCAGCAGCGCTTGCTCCCTCTTTAAATGGTATAACTACAGGCTGCTTTATTTTTAAGTTATCTTGAATTATTAACTTAGGCATGTTTCACCACTTTATGAAATGTTGCGTTTTTATATGCACCACTACCCATTAGAGTTGCGAGCTTGTGAATTGATACTTTACCGGGCTTTTCTTCTGTGCCGGGTGAATGTAATACCTGTTGATTGCCAATGCAAATACCAACATGTACTGGATTGTGCGCATTATCGTAAAATGTAACCATAGCGCCTTGTTGCCATTTGCCAACTTGCCACCAAGTTTTGTTTATTTCACTGCGCCATAAAGAATGAAACTTAAACCCCTCTTTATAGCCTGTTACCACTGGAAGCGCTTTACCTTGCACCAACTCATTGTAGAGCTTAACCAGCCCGTAACAGTCAGCGCCATCAGTGCTGTCGCCACGGTTAATCCATGGTTTGCCAGTCATTAAAGAAATAAACTCTGATTCATCCATCATACATTTTCCAGCCCTATAAATTCAGATGGGTTATAAATCTCATCTGACCTTGTTATTTTTTGCAGGTTTTGCGTTGTTAGCTCTATTGTAACCGCTCTTGCTCCAACGTTAAAATTAGCAGCGTATACTGTATAATCATTCTGCGGCGCTGTTACATCATCACTTGTGTATTGCATTATTCTAACGTTTACAGGCTCAAATATTGGCGCATCATCAAGTAATCTTAACTTTGTTACAACTTCATACCCAATTCGGTCTAATTTTATTTCGCCCTTATCAACATCATCTGAGCCAAGTATTGACTGCTCTGGCACTTCAACCATTGCGCCACTAAACACCGTTGGCACACCATCGACATTAAGCGTTAAATCACCAAGAAAGTCTTTTATCAAATTAACATCGCCCATTGTAGGGCTTGATATTATAACCGCGGTGTAAATATCAACCTTGCCGTTTTGTGTTGTAAATAGCTTTTTCAATCTATCATTCATGATGGCCAATTCTCATTTACAGTTATAGCAAGCGGGTTAACTCCACCATCAACAAGAATCTTCCAATAGGCATTAAGGTCTGCTTCTGTTGCACCTTCAAAACCTTGCAATAACTGGTCAGCATAAAGTGTGCCTTGATACGTGTAATAACCCTGAAACTCCCTTGGGTTTTCAGGAACTACAGTCCAATGTACAGTATATTCGTTAAATCCACCTTCAGTTTTAAGGCTTATTTTGAAATTCTGACCCTTATCAACCTTTGTTAGCCACAGCGCAAACAGTTGCTTTTTACTTTCTGCAATTAAAAATGACACATCAAAGTAAACCGTTGAAAAGTCACGCTTAGGTCTAACTATACTTTTGCCGTCAAAGTTTTCGCGAGTGTCAAACTTTTGCATGACACTGCGTTGCTTTCCTATCAGCGGGTCTGGCAATATGCCGTGTGGGTAATCTGTTGGAATTGCCATATTATCTCCTAGCGTTATTTTTTACGTTAGTGCCTTTGCTTAGCCCATTATAAAGCGAACCGCGACCTTGTGACGCTTTCTTAGCCTCTCTACCAATTTGAACATTAGCAATGTTTGCAGCCTCGTCATAAGTTACATATGCTTTTTCAGGGCTGTTATTGTTAACTATAATTTGCGGCATTTGCGATCCACCACCCGCCTTATCAAGTGGCGTTATATTAGCGTTTTTTGTATTCATTAAATAATCTTTACCACCTTGGCTGTAAATCTCAGGTGTACCAGTTTCATTAACTCGATACATACCTTGCGATACTGGCCCGCCATATTGACGACCACCCATCAAAGACGGCAAAGCTGCTGCTGCGGCTGATACTGCTGCTATACCTGCTAAAGCTGGCCCTGAGTTTGCACCAAAGCTTGCCAGTGAAGTTGCAGCTGCTAACGGTACTGCTGTGCTTAATACCGTGGCATTAGCTGCTGTTTGTGCTGTTGCTGCTGTACTGCTTGCTATTGCGGACGCGATACCTTGTTGAATTATAGCGCCAACAACTTGAGTTAGTATTGTTCTCGCTAATCCCTTTAGCGCTTCTTCACCATCTTGCGCACCTAAAACTATATTACCAAGCGTGCCGGCTATTTGAGTGTCAAGATTGCCAAATGCATTTTCCATGAATTGGCTTGTTTCACCTTGCAGGCTCCTAATTCTATCTTGCTTTTCAGCTTCTATTTGGGCGTATCTTTCTGCGTATGTGCCAACTATTTCAACCTTGTCAGCCTCTGCTTGTTCTAGTAGTGCCTTTTCAGCATCATACTGTGCTTGTATTTGCTCAAGTGGAGTCAGGCCTATACTTTGCACTTGCGTTGTTAGCGTTGCGGCTTTCTGTTTGCTCTGGTCTTTTAGCCATTGCTCCTGCTGCTCAAACCAAGCTAAATCAGATTCGGTTTGCTTTCTAACTGACTCATCGTAACGCTCGTTAGCTTTTATTGCTTCCTCAGTAGCCTTGTTGGTAGCTTCTAAAGCTTCTTTTTTATCATACAGCCTTAATATCTGGGCTTGCTGGTCAGCATCAAGACCCTGCATTAATAACGACCATTTAAGTGCTGCACGCTCGCCGCTTTTCAGCTCAATGATGTTACCTAGTAAGGCGTTTTTCATATCATTAAATGAATCTTCGCTTACTCTGTTTGACTCTGCAAGATCATCTTGTGACTCTTTCAGGGCTTTGTTATTTGCTATTGTCTGCCTTACTGAATCTGATAGAGTTAGGAATGTTTGCGCATAATCAGCCAGCTCTTTTGTTGGGAATACGCCATCCTTACTTAAGCCTAAAAGCAACTCTTCCGCTTCTTTTAATGCCTTTAGTTTTTTATCGTCACTTGCAGCTGAGTTGAAATCCCTCATGGCAAGAGCTATACCCTGAATGTCATCTGCTTTAGATGTTAATCCAGTCAGTCTTTCCGCTGCATCTTGAGCTGTTTCTTGGAATCCAAACAAGTCAGCACGTAATGCTGATGATTCTTTTCGCGCAGCTTTCATAGCTTCTGCGTTTTGAGTCATTGCCAATGCTATTTTTATTTTTGCCAGCGTTTCAGATGCGGTATTTAATCGCTTCATTTCCTCAGTATATTCAGCAACGCCACTTGCACCAATTGACATTACTGCCTTGGTGCTTTCTATTGCTTTTTGCAGTTTCTCTATATTTGATGTGCTGCCAAATATTGCAGGGGCAAGAGTGCCAGCAAGCACAGCGGCAAGCGACACGAACACACCAATCAACGGCGCACCAAGTACAATACCTAAATCCGCTGACTGCTGAGCAAGTGCAACCATTGCGGATTGACCGCCTTGTAATTGCCCTACAAATTGTTGCACCTGAATGCCGGCTTGACCGAGATTAGCCTGCACGCCTTTACGCACGCCAGCAGCCGCTTTTGTCATTTGTATATTTGTGTTTTTTGCAGCGTTGTCTATCTTTTTAAAATCATTTGCTACATTTGTTGTGCTTTTACTTACGACTGACTCGGCTTTTAGCATACCAGCAGTGCCAACCTCTACGTCATACCTAATCGAACCTAAATTCTCAGTCATTCAAAACAATCCAAAAATAATGTAAACTATACGCATTATAACACAGCTAATAAGGCTTTCATTCATGCTTACTCGTTATGGATTTGCAGCAATTTATATTGACGATGTTGAATACAAGTTATCACCTACATTCCAAAATATTGACAAGCTAGGCACACCAAAAGAAATAATTGAAACGGTAACTTCATTTTTTAATTGCCCGTCAATAAATTGGCAATATCATAGAGCGCTAGAAATTGTGCAAGCGTGTTGTGAGCCTAAACTTCCTGAAAAAGCAACTGGTAGGTTTAAGGTTTACGATAATGGCAAGTTAAAGCTTGTTAACCCACCGTCAAGCGACTTTATGAGTGATATTGTGGTGTTAGCGTCACATTGCATTAAGCACGGCGTGGTAGGCGTTACAAGCGATGAGAGTGGTGGCGATGGTGAGCCAATGAAAGAATTTGACGCTTATATGTATATGGGATTAGCACAGGAGCATTTAAATAAAACTCGCGAGCAAGCCGCCGATATGACAATGACAGAATTTCTAATGGCGTGGGATATTAAATTCCCAGAAGCTAAGAAAAAGCGTGATGAGAAATTAAGCAAAGCAGAGCAGCAAAGGCTTATGGATTATCAGGATGAACTAGACAGAAAAGCCGCCCTAAAAAGAGCGGCTAAATAACTTAAGGGGCAATAACTTCCGCTTGATAAGTTGCGTTTGCTTCGTCATATGTCGGGATAGCCGTAAAGGTAAACTCACCAGTACGGTTTCCCTCATTCTCAGCGCTGCGACCTAGTGATGTAATGTTACAGAAGTAATATCGATACTCTTCTAGTAGCGGGTCAAGAATACGCACCCAAACAGACGGTTGACGTCCTGCTTGAACTTCTGTGATGTAGTAAGTGCGCAAAGCTTGTTGAGAACTTACGTTTGCTACATCTTTTGCATCAAGTACGCTTGCTGTAATCTCAATGTCACTACCAATTACAGTAGTGTCAGTGTAGATTCCGCTTGAGTCAGTGTTACTTGTTACTGTGCGTGGCGTTAGGTTTTCGCCGCGAGTTTCCACAAAGCCAAGCTTGGTGTAAACAAGTGGTGTTGTTGCTGTTGAAAGTGGGTCATCTGTACCGCATCCTTGAACCCAAGAAAGTACCAGACCGCGACCGATGCCAATTGGTTGGCTGTCACATGTTGCCATAATTTTATACCTCAAATAATTGTTGATAACGTTATCAAAGGCATTATAACACTTATACGCAGGCAATAAAAAACCACCCGTTAAGGTGGTTTTGGTTTGGAGGGTCAAAATGAAAGTGTATTGGTTGTGATTACTTTCAGCCTTGCGCGGAACTTATCGAAACGACTTAACGGGTTAATTGATAATCACACCAATAAACTCTTTCAAAAAACCGCCCAAATTAATGAGCGGCTAAATCTAATTTGATTGGTACGGAATGCACCGGTTATGTGTACTCAGATTCGAACTGAGAAATTGAAAGGATTTTGCCGTTTGGTTGATCAATTCCATATCCGCAGCAATACCTGCGCCCTTCAATTCATACCAATTACACATACCATTGCATTCTATTTATATCACCTAAGTGATTGGTCAGGATGATAGGATTTGAACCTATGACCGCCTCGTTCCAAACGAGCTACTCTACCAAGCTGAGCTACATCCTGTTTAATTCTGCCTCGCTCTATCTCTCGACTGTGCTTAGCAATACTAGTCTAACCTCCTAGCTGGTAGATAAATCACCTCCTACCTTAAGGCTTAGTCTTTCCTAAGCGTCCGCACTTTTTGGTCTTGCGAATGCGACTCTTATAAGTTTTTTACAAGGTTGCCTAATCACATTTTCCTTGTCGTTTATTTAGTTTAACACCCAGATAACAATAAACTAGATGAAGCGCTTTCCACTCTCAAAACTGCAATACGCTAACAAAAGCTCCAATAGTCAATGTGTCTTTACGTGCCATACTTCGCACTGCACAAAACAAACAATAGTATAATTTAATTAACGCGTCAACCATTAATTTCAGTAAATCGCACATTTAATGGTATTTCAAAGTAAACGCGACTATCTTCCATCATGTATGGGCCGCCTTTTCCTAGTACTTGAATTGATATAATGCACTCATCATCACTTCGATAGTTAGCGCGTAACCATTTGATTAAGTCAGACGTTAATCCGCTTGTTACGCCTTCGTCTTCAATGTTTGCTTTGCTAAATACGTAAACGCTGCAAGGGTATTGAGTCATGCCAATGCTACCATCAGCAAATTGGTCATTACCTGAAAGCCTAACTTGTAACAATCGCTCGTTTTTAGGGTAAGTGGTCATATCAACAATATAAGAAGATGTGCTTTGTGTTGCACCTTGCGCATTACCTAAAAAGTCAGTGAAGCCGTCAAGCAATCCACTTGTGCGAATATGATTTAATAATCTTTGCTGCTCAAAATCTGCGAGTAATGTCATATTTTAAATATCTCTAAGTATTTTTTAATCATCGCTTGGCCATCTGGTGATTCGAAACCGTACTCTAAAAAGTGTGGCGCTGCGTTGGGATTCCACGCTGGCCCTTTTTTATTTGCAGGCGGTCTTGGTTTCCACTTGTAAATACCATTATTAAGAATTGAGGCGTATTTAGTGTTATAGCTCAAAGTGCCTTTTATATATCCCGCACCTTTTACAACGTCAAATCTTTGGCTATTATGCAACGTACCAAACTCAAGCGGCGCTTTTTCCTTTGATAAAATACCAGCTTGCGCACCTACAGCATTAATAAACTGCAAGCTTTTTTTATTGGTAACATCACCAACAAAGCTTTTCATTCTAGCTTTTATCTTATTAGCGCCTGTAACTGGCATTAAGTCACAACCTTTAAATCGTCAACATCGCCAATCAGTGAGCAATCCTGCAAAGCTGAAATCCGTATTTCTTCCGCTTTAACTGCGTCCGTTGGTTTTTCAATAGTAGATTGGTCGCCTAATGCAATGTAATCACCTAGGCGCGGATTTTCGCTTAAAACTTCCATCCAATAAACAGACTTAGGTGTAAATAAATCACCCATAGAGTCTGAATGCTGACTGCTGCCGCCTTGCTCATAACATGCTTTAGTCGTAACGCGGTCATAAGTCACAGTCTTTTCGTAGCCTATACCGGTAACGCGCTTAAACCATATTGTAACGGTTTTATTTGCGGTAAAACGCATAGGCTTACTCATTGTGGGTTATCCGCTTCATAAGTGGAGCCAGCAACGCCAATAAAGAAAGTTGAGTTATCAATTGGCAAGCAGTAATTAACATCGTTTAAATAAGCATTAGCTAATAAGCCATTTGAATACTCGCCTGAATCACCATACTTGCTTTGCTTAAAGTTAGTGCTTGCGCCATTTGGAGCTTTAGTTGATGTCACTTGCGCTTCACCGCTTGACTCTTGAATAGTGCCTGCAACGTAGCTGTTGGCAATATCGTCAGCAATAGCAATGCTGTATGAAGTCGTTAAGCAAGTGTAAGTATCTGTAAAAGCATCAATCTTGGCCTGAATAAAAACATCATTGCCAGATGCGCCGTATGCTTTAACTGTTTCTAATGTGAATGGCATGTTACTTACCCTCCACAAAATAAGGTTTTCCCAGCTTAATGCAGAAGCTAGGAATCCAAGGGTTAAAACCTAAATTAATGAGCATGTAGTTTACCGGCATAATAAACCATGTATGCTTAATCTTAAAATCAACCATTAATTTACCTTTAGCCATATTAGCCCCCAAAAACAGGTATACCAGCCGCTTTTGCTGCAACAGCTAAAATACCAATACAAAAAATAGGAATGCCCCATTTAACTAGTACGGAATCAAATATCTTTTTTATTCCGCCTATCCAGTCAATGTGCGGCTGATGAATGCTAATCTTTTCCTCAACCTTTGTCACTCTAATATCCATGCTTGCGTCACGCTCTGCGCGCACGCGCTCTTGAATAACCAGCTCATTAACCGAGTTTGCCAGATTGCTAACTGCTGCTGACATAGACTCAATGTTTTTGTTAATGTGCCTTATTTCTGCTGCGTTTTCGTCACTCATAATAGTCTTTTGTTGATTTGCCAATTTTTAATAGTATACCAAAAATATAAGCAAGCGTAATTATTGCGCAGCAGATTGACAGCGTTGATAAACTTATCCACCAAACCGTCAATGATGGCTCTTGGTTTATAAAGCGATATAATGATGCACACATGAATGAGCAGAATGATGTTCTCATAATTGCGCCAAATAAAAGTCTCAGTATATGCATTTATATATGAATCCCACGCCATGGTTAATAAGAATAAAATCATTATAGCACAGCATATTAGCGTGTTTTTGCTTGATGTTTGGCGTATATGTAAGCTAGCGACAGATAGCCATGTGAGCAATGTCGCACAATAAAAAACTAAGCCGTGCAAATCGCTAGGTAAATTAGATGGAATTAACTCTGAAATAGAAACAATAAGCGAAAATAAAAAAGCCGAACCGAATAGGTACGACTTCCTGATTGTAATAATATAGGCAATAAAAATTACATTACTTTGACTTTGGTTTACTAGAACCTGTTGGTTTTGGGCGGCTTGGCTTAGCAGTTGTACCCATAATAAAAATTCCTCAATCATATTGATAGAGCCTATATTGTAGCATTAATCTCTTTTGTGCGTAGGGAATGTCTCAGGATAGTCTCGCTGTAATATCCTATGCTGTATTACATTTTGACAATCGCGTATACCTTTACCAAAATCATCATTGTGCTGTGGATGTGTTATATCCAAATCAACGTAATTATTCCAAGCCTCAACAAGCGCATTCATAACAGCTTCTTCTTTACCTTTGTATGGACTTCTCATAAATCACCATATTCCTTTGCAAACTCATAGAACTGTTTAACTTTGTTAACCATGTTACTTACCTGCACGTATGTAACTTTATTGGCAGTTGCGGCAGGGTTAATTCCTACACCTTTATCAATACACTCAATAGCTGCCTGCATGACGCTTTCATTAACTTCGCGCCCACCCATAATAGCAGAGCATGCGTAAATCTTACCTTTGGTGTCAGTAGGCCAATTAGACAGCACATTATGTGCAGGTATAACGCGATTAACTGCAAAGCGCTTGCCGTTACATTTTACTGTGCGGTCATATGGAAAGTTATTTTTATGCGTTTCTTTATCGAATAAATATATGCGCGCAGATTCGATAACCTTTTCGCTTGTGTTTGTGCCAGATAATACGCTTCGTAATAGCTGCACAATGTAATTAAACTGCTCAACCTTAGCAAGTGGGTTGCTGACATCGCCAAGCTCCTTAACCTTACGCTCTGGCGCATATTTAAACTCAGCACCAATCAAGCTAATACCCATAGGATGCAGTACACGCTTATTAATCTTGCTGTGTAATTTTAATTCGTTAACTTTATCTTGTGATAGTTTTGTCATTTATTTGCTCTCTAATAATTCTGGGTTTTCGTATATGTTGCCAATAATTTTAAAGTCACCTTCAAATATAAGGCATTCCGCTATTTCATATATCACTTGGTCAAACTCGCACTTTTGAACTTTACCCCATTGCTCGTATATATCACCATCATAAAGCTCAATACTGCTTTCATCTTTTAAGCCAGTGAATTGCATTTCATCACTTGAATCATACTCACGATTTGAAAAGTAATGCTCAAGACAATGAAAGTCTTTTTCCGAATAGTGCATTTCATTAGTGAAAAGATTGTAATGCCTAAATTTTAACTCTCTCATTTCTATACCCTCAATTAATTTGATAGCTAAAGTATATATCTTAAATTAATTATTGACAAGTCTATTATATTAAATTAAATTTAGTGCAAGTTAATTAAATGGAGCGGTAAAAATGAATATAACAAAAGGTAATTGGTACGCAGTAGAGAATGATTACTACATAGATATAAAAGTTGATGGCAATCCTATTGCGCAGGTTATAGAAAACGAGTTTGTAGGCACTGATAAAAATACAATGCGTGCAAATGCAAAGATTATGGAGTGTGCGCCTGAGATGCGCGAGATGCTTGTTAAGATTAGTGAGGCTATTAATTCAGGACTTTACGAGATAGAGTTGGCAGACGCGATTACTCAATTTGGTGGAGATATTGAAAATCTACTAGCAAAATCAAGGGGTGAGTCATGACACCTGTAGAAATGTTTTTAACTGTTTTATATGCCGGTACATGTTTTTTATTGTACGGCGTAATTACTTTAATATCTAAATTCGAAGATGAATATTTAACTGGAGAGAAGAAATGATTGATTTAAGTTTAGGAGAGTTAAAATCTATTCGCGACAATGCTCCACATGGTACAGACTATGTAACTGATGAAATTAAATATATATCTGTCTGCTCAGGTGGGGTTAGGTTTTTTAATGAGCTTGGTGTTTGGTCTTCATTATTGAAAAATTCATCTGATATATTTATAGAGCACAAGCCAAGTAAGTTATCTGATATAAACAAATTAATAGATCTAATGTCAAAGCCAGAAAGGCAAGGCATGAAATACGCAAAGTAAATTAAACTAATAATATTAAGGATTAAGCAATGAAAGAAAAAAAGATTTTTTATGCTTCTGATGAAGCAGCTCAGTTTAAAACTGGTATTTCAGGTTGGGTTTCTAGTGATGGTCGATTCTTTGGTGATAACGAGCATTTAGCTAGATACTGCGGCTGCACTCATAAAAACTGCGAAAAATGCGGCGGTGAAATTTTAGTTAATTCTTACTGCGAGAGTTGCCACAAAAAAGGCAGATTAGAAAAATTTAAATCGTACGAATTAGTTGAGTGGGATGGTAAGCATCCTTTCGCTATTTTCGACACAGATGAATTCTTTTTTGATTTTGATAGTTTTTCTGATTACGTCACGAACAATGAATTAAACCCAAATAATTTGCGCTTGGTGTTGTGCGAGCCTAATTACATGCGTCAAGTTGAAGCTGATTATTGGGAAGATGAATTTCCAGAAGGTGGCGATGATAGTTGTATTCCAGGTGATATTTTATCGGCGCTAGAGACTCTTAACGAGCTTATTGGCAACAAGAAAGAGATATTATCTTGGTACCAAGGTAATAAAAGAATTGAGACACCAAAAATTTAATTTTTAGCGGCATTGCAGTCGCGCAAATAAGTAAAATAGGATAATAAATATGAACAACATGTCAGATTTAAGCTTTACACAAACTAGTCGCGCAATGAGCAGCACGCACGTACCTAGAGTAAAGCACGAATATAGACCTATTTGGGTAATTGCCGCTACTAGCAATGCAAAGCCTAAAAAGGTAATCGACCGCCGCGCAAGAGGCTGGAAAAGTCAACCAAATGTATTTATGGGGTGTTGATATGAACGCAAATCAAATAGCAAAGAGCATTGCCGACCACCTAATCGAGCTTGATGATGAAAATGAAATATCTAGCGAGTCAATGGTTAAGGCTGTAACAATGCTGGCAGCAAAGACCATGCAGCAGTTCGATGTAAAAGAAGTTGAGGGCGGCGGAGTTAAGCTGATACTTACTGAGCTTAAATAACCAAATACGGTTACATTCCACCATGTAACCGCAACAAGTTACGGAGAAGAAAAATGATTATAACGGATGCACTACGTAAAAGCTGTACTGAAAAGCAATTACAAGCCATGCAGGCGCTAATTAACTGTAATGGCAATGTTACCAAAGCTGCTAAAAGCATTAACTTACACCGCTCAACTTTGCGCAAACAAATCAGGCTAGTGAATGCCAAACTAAGCAATATCGACCCATCGATTGAAAACATAGTCAATATCATAAAGCAAAACCCAAACATTAACGGCGTATCTGATATGCAAGTTAATGAGCATGGCAAGCCGATTTGGATTAAATACGGCAAGCGTGAAGTTGAGTCGATTAAATTAGTAAGCGACTTAGCCGATGAGCTGAAAAAAGACTTACCCCGCCACGTACCAACAAATAAACCTAGTCACACTAACAGTGATTTATTAGCCCAATACACTATCACTGATTATCACTTAGGCATGCTAGCGGACGCAGAAGAAACCGGCGGCAAGTGGAATATAAAGCTAGCTGAACAAATGCTGCTTGATTGGTTTATAGCTACGATGGATAAAACGCCAGACACAGAGCAAGCAGTATTAATGCAGATAGGTGACTTTCTACACTGGGACGGATTAAAAGCTGTCACGCCCGCTCACGGTCATGTGCTGGACGCTGATAGTCGCTATCAAAAGTTAGTGCGTGCATGTATTCGTGTAACCCGTCAAATTATCAACATGCTATTAGAGAAGCATGGCAAAGTGCATTGCATATTTGCTGAGGGTAATCATGACGAATCAGGTAGCGCGTGGATGCGTGAGTTTCTAACTGTATTCTATGAAGATGAAAAGCGTGTAACTGTTGATACTTCAATCGACCCATACTATGCCTTTAAGTTTGGCAAGGTTGGTATATTCGCTCACCACTCACATAAAAAGCGCTTTGAAGCATTGCCGCAGGTGTTTGCAGGTAAGTTCCGCGAGATAATGTTTGCATGTGAATATTGTTACGGGCATACGGGTCATTACCAACACCGCAAACAGCTTGAAACTAATCTTATGATAATGACGCAGCATCAAACTTTATCAGCCCCAGACGCGCATGCAAGCTCAGGTGGCTGGCTATCAAAACGCGGTGCAGTGGTTATTATTTACCATCGTGAATTTGGATACATGACAGAGCATAGTATTACACCGGCAATGCTAGGTTACAAAGATGCACCAAAACACATTTACACTTTAGGTTAAGGAAATATTATGGAATCGATAGGAATGAATCTTATTTTGTCATCTGTGTTTTGCTTTATGTTAATGCCATTCGCTTCTGCATTATTGCTTGATGAAAGCGTAAAGGTTAATAATTTTGGTGATGCTTCGCTAATGATACTTACATTTCTAGTTATTACCTTATTCGTGGTAGGCTTAATGCTAATAGCCATAGGTTATTAGCGAAAACAAAGCCCTCGCAATGAGGGCTTTTTGTTATGGTCTTTCTTCGTAAATTAACCGGTATGATGATTTTGAGCCAGTGAAAACTAAGTAGTAAGTATTTGCACCTAAACCCCTTTCCTTTACACCAGAACCACCAACAGTGCTACGTTGGGCGGTAGCGCTAGACGATACAACCCTAATAAACTCACGTGCAAAGTTTGGGTCTGTATCTGTAGGCGTGAATGTTCCACCTGTTGATAGTGTTATTTGCGGAGTATAGCTTGGCGTTGTACTCATTGCGTTGTTTGGGTTTGGCGTTAGCGATTCAAAAGTACCATCCTCAGAACCCTGAGTGTCAGAGTAAACTGCTAACGTAGCTTCTCCATCGTGACTAGCAAATGCCTGCAACTGCAATATAAAGTTAATCGGAGCTACAAACTTAATTACAGTTGGGCCTGCTATTTCACGCTCTAGCCTGAACTCTCGACCTTCCCAAAATCCAGTCTGCGCAACGTCAACTCTTAACCTTGCATTTTCAAGCGTGTCGCCAGTAAGCAGCTTCTTAATGAGAAGCCCGATAGTTGAGCCAAATAGCGCGCTCATTACAGCACCTCGACATTAATAACAGTATTAGCAATACATGTTGCAATTACACCTACTGCACTGTCTGACGTTATAGTTTGTAAATTGGCGTGCACCGTTGTTCCTCCGACAGCTTCAATTGATTCAGTAGCTTCATGTATGTAAACATCTGGCCCACCTTTATTCTGAATGCGCAAAGGCGTACCAACTGTTACAGCAGGATAGCCCGCCTGCGCATTAAGTAGTGCGTAAACATCATTGTCCACGCCTTTTGAAATCTTGATATTCGGCCTAGTCGCCATGGTAAATCCTCAATGTGTTAAGTACCACCGCAAATTAATGCGGCGTGGTTTATTCAATATCTATATTTATAGATGATATATATCCAAAACCGTTACTACCAACGCCAGATATTGATATAGTCAGCTCTCCAGAAACGCTGGTGTCATAGTCAATCTCAACAAATTGATCGAATGGATCTGGTGATGCTGAATCCCAGCTAGAGCCTGTAACTTTTGATGTTGAGCCGTTATCATCTGTTATAGTGTACTCCGTACTATATACTGCATCGTCTCTCGATGTGGTTTGCCTTAGTCCAGCTAGAGAAACCCTCCCCTTACCTATGTTTGTAATTTTTAACTCAAAAGTTTCGCTGTTAGGGCATGAAAGTGAACTTGATAAGGCGTTACCATCAAGCAAACCTTCGCTGAACGACAGAAAATTAGTATCTAAGTTAATTCTGCTTGAAAACCCGTTTTCAGTTGTGTTAAGCGATAAAACAGGTGTCCCCACTAGCTTTGAGTCATCATAACTAACTAGGTTTGTAGGTGGTAGCGTTGCATTTTCTATGGCTATATTGTTATCTTCACCGTTGTAAAAGGGTCTATTAACAACACCTATAGTGTTACCTATATTGATTCTTATTCTGTTGCTGTAAATAGATTTGTCAAATGGAGCGCTTGGTATTGCTCCAACTTCTCCAAGCGTCTTAATCATGTAATCTCGTATAGTTTTACTACCTATGCCGCTAGGGTACCCACCATCAACAGGTACATATGTTCTATCATCATACATATGAACATTATCATCAATATCTAATACATCTGGGTTTGATAAAACCGTGTTGTAGTAATCAAATACAGGCGATCCATTGCTATACCACTCTGGTGCAAGCTCTTGTATCAGTGGATTTAAAAGCTCATCATTCCAACTACCAGAACCAACACTTGATGGGTCTTGCAGCGGTAAAACTTGACCTTTATAGTCTCTAAAAGTTAAATTGGCTATAGCTAGATCTCCATGAGGCTTAAGCAGTCCTATAAGCTGCCTGTACCTTGCTTCCGTTGCATCTCTATTAGATTGCTCAATACTTAAATAGTCGATTACAGTACCAGTAGCACCATCTTCTGTACCACCTGCACTAGTTAATCCTGTACAATCATTGCCACCTGCATGCATAATGAAAAGAGTTCTTCCGCTTGCTAAATCTATAAAGCTTTGAACGTTGTCTATTATGTTTTGAAGTGTAGCGCCGCCAGTTGATGATGTTGAGAAATTAACCCCCCTGAAAGAAGACTCGAAATATTTACCATCAAACATACCTTGCGTTATTGATGCACCTACACCAACTATAGTATCGTAATTTATAGCAGCAGGAGGCTCGCTACCAGCTAGAAAGAATTTAGTTACAATTGGCATTTTAAGCCCCTTTATTTATGTTGAATGCAAGTTATTAGTTAAATTATAACATGCTAAGATTTTTATCGCGCTATAGGCATAAAAAACCCTGCACAATGGCAGGGCTTTATTTAGCAAGTTAAATTACTTTTTGGTTGATGCGGTCTTTTTAGGTGTGGGCTTAACTTCAGCCTTTACCTCTTCCTCTTCCTTAATATCTTCCAATTTAACTTCAACTTTTACCGCCTCAGCAAAACCAGACTTAACCATTTTTTCAGCTACAGAATCAGCAATCTCTTGCTCTCCTTTTTCAAGCTCAGTCGTTACACCATCTACTTTGATGTAATGACCTGCTTTGGTTACGTTAACTTTCACAGGTCAAACCTCAATTAAGATGATGCGTAAACTGATGACTTCTTACCGCTAAATGTGTTTTTAGACTGGAAGCCAGCAGCAAACCATTTAACAAATTGGTAAGGGTCGTTATGCTTAAAGCGTGGCATTTGGTAGCTAGACATCATCATACCAACTTTAGCGTGCAAGCCTTGAGTGCCAATTACAGAAGCAAACACTTGATTACCTTGCAGCTTAGCGTCAACCTGAATTGTAGCAAACTCAGGGATTAACGCACGCACAGCCAACAAGATATTCATAAAGCCACTTGTATTTTCAGTTGCTAAAGACTGCATGTGAGACATAATTTGAGGCGATACGAATAAATCAAAAGGGCCAGATTTATCATTGTTAATACGTAACACATCAATTACAGCTAAAAGCTCATCTGTTGTTTCTTTCGCAGTAGCAGTAGTTAAGTCAGTTAACAGCGTGTATGAAGCAATGCTTGTATCAGACTTAACACCTGACCAACTAGTGCCATCAACAACTAAACCTGCATCACCATTCCACAAGTAATCATTTACATCTTCAAGCAATGAAAACTCAATTTCTTGTGAATCTTCTGCAAGTGCTGGCAATAGCTCTGAGCGCATAGCTTCAACATCGCGGAAATCACGACCGTAACCAGCGTCAAAGATTGGGATAACTGTCTTTTGGTAGTTGCTTTCTGTTTTATCCATTTGGATGTCAGTTTGACCAGACATTGAACGAGTAACTCGACCAGCCTCACTGTAGCGGCGAGACTCAACAACTTTTTTACCTATATTTACAGTTTGAGCGCCAGCCATTAAGCGACCTAATAGAGTTTGATTACCCCAATCACGATCTTCACCAGTAGCAGTACCATCAACCATGCGATACATTTCATCAACGCGCAGGTTGTTAACTGTTAAGCCGTCTTTAGCTTTGTTAATGCCAAAAGTTTCACCTAAGCCATCAAGCAGCTTAACTGAGTCAGCAGCACCAGCTTGACGGAAGTATGAAAGCTCATCCCATTGTTTATTTAGTGCAAACAGCTCTTTGCCTGTTGCGCCTTTTTTACTATCAAAATAAATGCTCATCATTTACCCCTTAAATTGCGCGACAAAGCACAAGAGTGCCGGCGGCTGTTACGTTGATAACTTCTTCTGTTACCGCGAATACTTGCTCAGTACCGTCAGTAGCTGCAAGTTTAAAATCACCATCGCCATTAGATGCAACAGCTAAACCTTTAGTTGTGACGTTTTGAGTGTTTGCAAATGAAAGCAACACTAAATCACCGCTGTTAACGTTGATTGCTTTAATCGTGTCACCTACCGTTACAGGTGTAGACGTTGAACCGCCAACTGTAGCCGCTTGGTCATCACAAATTAAAAATTCATTACCGAAAGTTGTTGCCGCCTTGCTTGTTACGTCAGCTGCATCACCAACTGCACGCGCAAGTAATTGACCCGGCTTAAACGCAGATTGCGCAACGCCTTCGATTGTTTGCTTGATGCGACCAACGCCGCCAACAAAAATACTATTTTTTCCCGCTGCCATGAGTTAGCCCCTTATGATGCGAATGGTTTAGAAGAACGGTAAACGCCGTCATCTTCTGAATTAGTTTGAGATGCACGCTTCTGAGGCGCTACATAACCGCTTGCAACATATTCAGCAGAGTTAGCAGCTAAGAATGATTTAGCAGCATCTAAGCCCATAGCTTTTGCAGAGTCTTTGTTAATACCCATTTTAAGCGCTTCAACTTGCTCAGCGATAGAGTCAAGCTCTTGCTCAGCGTTTGCAGTTAGTTGGTCGGCTAAAGGTTTAATTGCAGAGTTAACGATTTCTACAACATCTTCCTTACTAAAACCCTCACTAGCGTTTGCGGCGAGCTTAGATTTCATTAGTGTTTTAAGCTCATCGTCTGTGACTTGGCTATTAGTAGCTAAGCCTAGCGCTTCGAGCATTTCAGTACGATCCATAATAGGAGCCTCGTGGTTTGTGTTTAAATCAGTGTTATTGTAACTGTTTTGGTTATCGTTAGCAAAAAGCGCCTTTAGCTTGTTTGCTACTTTGTCAATAAAATTATCTTGAATGATTAATTCATTCTCTGGCCCTGTTGGTTTTGGCTTTTCAATATCATCAATATTAATTACTGATACGTCCTCACCATTAAAGCGCATAACGGTAGAATCGCCACCCGCAGGTCGCTCTGAATCATGCAGCATAGCAAGGTGGTCGTACGACTGATTAATCGCCTCCATCTTGTAGCCATCACCTGACTTGTTGTTAGCTTCAAATGTTAAGCCTGTGCTGACACCAATAGGCAAGCCATTATCAAGACGATTAGCAAAGTATTCACCTTGCTCAGTTGCCTTTAGTCTCTTTTCGTCAATTTCAGAATCAGCGTACCAAACACCGTCTTTATTGTAAGTGCTGGTTACTTTGCCGCCAGAGTAGAAGTCAATGCCATCAGGTGAGAAGATAGACACATTGCGCCCATCCTCATCGGCAGGATGAGTCAAAGCCATAGGCATGCCATTTAAGGTTTTCATGCCCTTAGCGTTTTCTTCCGCCGTATATTTAAAGCCATTCATGATTGCATTATCGACAGTCACAGGAATGCCGCTAATTTGATATTTACCATCAGCCTTTTTGACTGACGTTTTATTTGTATTTGTGGTGAGTATTACACGCATAAAAAAGCCCCATAGTTGCTATAGGGCTAATTGTATCATTTATTTTATTTGCGTGTTAGTTTGGTTAAATTCTGTTTAGCTGCCTAATATGAGCCATCTTAGTATTTTTGTACGAGTGCTTACTCTTTATTTCATAAATAACATCATCAACACTAACGTCAGGCTCCACAGTTACAGACCCGTCAAAATGCTTTACATCTCTAATTCCGCCTTTTAGCATTGTGCCAACTATTGCACCTGAATAAAAATAAGTAACAACCATTGCCATACTAACCTCCTGCACCCTTGTTAACTATCAACCTTGAAACTGTTATTTCTATATTTTCATTTAAGTTTTCCAGATTTATAATTTCCTTACCATTTATTGATAGTGAAGTTATACATTCATCATTCAGACCAAGCGAATCAAGTATTAACCTGATTGCATCTCGGTTTGCTATTAATTTAACGGCAGCCATACTAACCCCTATTACCTTTCAAAGATTTCTCATAATTAGCTATCTCTTTCTCAAGCATAGCTACCTTTAACTCATTACCAAGTTTAGCATGTGCAATAACTTTGTCTTTAAGCTTTTCTATTTGCTGTTTGTAAAATTCATTCATTAATAACCCCTAAAGTTTTTTAATGTTGTAATCCCAAGTTATTGATGGCATATCAGCATAACCTAGCGCATCAATCAAATCTCCATATTCAGTGTAAAAATCATCTTCATCAGCATAAAATCGACCTTGAATGATTGTTTTATCCTGAGTCATTACTAAAACGCTTTCTTCGTGATTCGGATTGCCTTCTTTAAATAGCATAATTAAACCCCTCTTTAGGTATTTCACGCCAACCTGTGACGCGGTTAATTGGATATAGACCACTGTAAAAGCGGCCATTCTTGTACATTGCAACTATGTAGCCGTGATGATTACCTTCATTGTCGTTATAGCTACATAGTAGCGGTTTGTTAGTAGGTATTTGCACTAGCTACCCTCTTGATTGTCACGGATAGTATAATTAAAATGTAAACGTAAAATATACCAGCATAGGTATTCCATATTGAAATTACAGCACCGAAATAGATAACAGCAAGAAACGCACACACGGCAGCGATAACAAAAAAAGAAATCAAAATAACCCTAAGCATTTCATTTATAAAAGTTACCACTATTTAACCTCCTTACTGTCTCGCTCAATCATGGCTTGCTTAAGATAACACGCAAGATCTAACGCCTCCTCATAAGCATCTTGCAAAGCATCGCGGCCGTTATTAGCTCTTAACGCTTCACCGTAAGTCTTGATTCCTATTTCCATACGCTCGGTTAAATCAATCATTACTTGCGCTACTACTGGTTTATTCTTTTGCATTTTTACCTCCTGTTTATTTGCCAAGTCCGGAGTTAAGTCCGGAGCTGTTTTAGGTGCGGACTTATTACACCCAATATCTTTAGCTTCTTTCTGGGATTCGTGCCAATCTTTGTAAACTTTGGTCGGATCAACATTATCACGCTCAATCTCCAAGCGCTTTAACTCGCCTATTGCCATTAGTTGGTTGTAGGTTAGTTTTCTTTTTGTAAATTCACTCTCATTGGTGCAGGAGTGAATCTCTTTTTCATTGTGTATGTATAAATTTCCATAGCTTCTTAGCAGACTATAATTTCCGTAACACTCAAATCCAAGCAACCCAAAAACATCAACCGCATCATTATGATTCTGCTCAGTATCAAGTTCTGATGCTTCAATGTAATCACCTTGCTTTATGGTGTTTAGTTGGAAGTCTGGCTTTTCAATTAAAACTTCTGCATGCACTGCCTTCAGGTCTAGCTCACTAAAGAGCAACTTACCTTTACATCCAGAATGCCACTGCATACCCAAAGCAAAACAAACCGCACCTTCTTTAAATTCAATATTCATCACTCTACCCCTATATTAAAATCATCTGCCATTACATACAGTAAAAGCTTGATATCATTCCTAACAACACTGGTCAATGCGTCACGGCAATCGCAGCACTCAGCACCGCCCATCCATTTTATTAATAGACCCTTAACAGCAAAGCTACCTATAGTATCCTCCATAACATTATCAAGCGAGATAAAAGCCTCCTTACTCTTTGGTGTACTACGGTCATATTGCACCTCATTAGATAAAACCAACTCAGCCGCGCCGTGAATCCAATCGACTCTATTAATATTTGCTGCAGCTTCTGCCGCTTCTGTTGCGTGTATTGTTTGCATTATTTTTTACCTCTTCCGCTTTTGCTTGGTGTATATGTAGTGCACTTATTTGACTTACCCATTCGGCAATTAGTGCAGTCGCAACGCATTGCGTCCTTCTTGGTAAGTCTAGGTATAAAGCTATCACTGTGAGCGGTGCTTGCCATGGCCAGCATTATTTTGTGCTTGTATAAATCCATCTTTAAACCCTCTAATAATTAAACTTCCCGCTAACTATAATATTAAAATCAATTATTGACAAGTGTTATTTTTAGTTTATTATTTGGGGTGTAAATTAATTAATGGAGAGTGAGAGTCAAAATGAAATATCCAGCAATACTTAAATTAAGCAACGACTGCGTAGTATTAGCTACATCCCTAGGCTGTGGTTTTGCGCTAAAAGATTATAAAGATGAATATGAATCAACGCATGCAAATAAGCTTTACAAAGACTTCCATGGATTTGAAAGTGCAGCAAACATAACCCCCGAATACCTAGCCAACACCTACGGAGAAGTGCAATCACCTGAACATGCAGAGTTTATTATTGAATTGGCTAAAAATGCTGGGTTTGGTGTTAGTGGCCTTACTTCTCGCTCAATGTGTTTTGAGTTTTCAGGCGATTGTAATGTTGTGTTTTATGAAATACCTGTAGATATTTTTGCCAATAATGAAGAGTCAAAACAAATAACAATCCCACTACCACCCAAACAAATACAAACAGCAACACCCGAAGAGGAATTTGAAATGAAGCAGATTATGAAAAACGCCGGTGACAATTTAGTTTTGGGTTGTGAAGATTCGAAGTGTGATAAATGGCCTAAAATTGGTGATGAGGTTTTGATTTACTCTAAATTCAGAAGGCTTGCTGAAATAAAAGGTAAGGCAGTTAAAGTTATCGGGAAGTGCAATCACAGTGATGGCTCAAACATAATTACAGTTGAGCATTGCAGTTTAGGTGTATTTGCTGTAGCTGAAGGCTCATGGATTCAAAAACCAAAAACTCCAGAGGAAGAGTTGCGGGAATTACTGCGCTTGCTGTGGGATGAAAACAACGGTGAGTTTGATGATTTTTTAGATGTTGCAATTGAGTACATAACCAAAAAGCCGCAATAGCGGATAAGGATTTAATATGATCACAGTTGAGAAAATTTTAATTCAAGATATAGCAAAAGCAAAGTTTCTGGATAGGTTTTTCTATTACATTTTAAATTATGTAGAGCTTAGCTGCACTGGAGAGATTTATATGAGTATTAATCCTTTCAAGTGGTCAATCATGACCTTACTTCATGCTACTTGGTTTTTGGTTTGCTATATATTAATAATCCCACTTGTGGGCATACCCTGTATGCTTCTTGATGCTTACAGGATGCCATCAAAATACATTAATAGCGATTTTGATGGCTGGTATCTTAATGATGTAAGACTGCTTAGGGATATAAATTAACCTATAACCACGCATCGTAAGGGTTGCTATCAACCTTTGCGAATGCCATAACCAATGCGTCTGCCAAGTTAGGGGACGCAACACCACGCTTTAATAAATCCTTTTTGCTTTCCACTTTATCGCGACCATTGTTATCGGTATCGCGCAATGGTGTTGATAGCTCCTTAACTAATCTGTCAATATGATCCATTTCACTAGATAAACTAATCAACTGGTCGGTAGTGTAATTCTTATTACCATTGACGATATAGTCATACGTGCATCTAAACCTATCAGCTAATAACCACCATGTTTGCGCCTTAAGATTTGCAAACTTATCTTTGTTTGTTATGTTGTCATGCTCACTGTAATAGCCATCAGCATCAATTAAATCACGACTACCAGCGTTAAACTTACTGTATTGAACTTCGATGTAACCATTATCCCTGCTGCGTTCTTCGTTAATCTCTGCAAACTTAGCGCCTGCTGTAGCGCCTACACCAATAGAGTCATAGTTTATGTGTGCGTTAACTCTTAATGCGTTCCTGTACGCTCTGCGGCACGATTTAAGCAATTCATCTTCTTGCCCTTTCCATTCATCACATTCAATAGCAACCGAGCCTTTAGCTAGTATTGTAGCGTTAGTATCACCACCACTATCCGCTATATCGTAACCAAGAGTATGCGAACCGCTAAACATTTCATCAATCTTGGTATGCGCATCAATAGCAGCCTGTATCCATTTAAGCTTAATAACGGAGCTGTCATCATTACCTTTTGGTACGCCTAAGTAAATATGCGCGTGACTATCTGGATCTATTTTGGCTAGGTGCTCTATGCGCCTTAATGACGTTTGAGATATAAAAGGGTTTTGGTCGTAGTTAATATGCTGGTGTACGCAGTAAGGCTCATCTTGAACAACAAACCTATCGTGTATGTAATCGCTTATCAAATTAGGGTTGTATACACACCAAATCTCTGAGCCGTCTTTTCGTATCGTTGGCTCTAGTATGTCCATCTGAGCTTTAGTTACGGTTGCAGCTTCTTCAATCCAAAGAACATCAACAGACTCTATTGATTTCATTTCCTCTAGGTTGCGCTGGATACCATAGAATAAAAACTCAGAGCCGGTTATATTATGGATTATTTTGTTGTTGGTTACAGTGAATCTGCTTTTTAGGCCAAAGCGCTCAATCTGTATTTTCAGAAGTGAGTAAACAGAATCTTCAATGCGATTTTGAAATTGACGTGTACAGAGGAATTTCATTTTGCAATAGTCAGCCATGCGAATAGCGTTAGCTGCTGCATCCCAACTCTTGCCAGAATCTCGACCGCCAGACAATATCTTAAATCGTGATGGCGTTAACCAAAACGATTTAAGATTAGGGTTCATTGACGGTTTAGGTTGCTTACTCACTTTCGTCAGTATTGTCCGCGTAGAAGTCGTGAATTGATTTAGGGGTCATTGAGCCGTCACTACTTGTGTGGTCAATTTCTTGCTTTTCACGCCAGTCATCACCAGCCATGTTTTTAAGCCCGAATATTACAAGTGTAGCATTTCCGCCACCTTCAACGGCATTTTTACGCCCAATACCTTCCCACCAAGCAGCACATTGAGCCTTCCCAGCTTTTACGGCTTCTGAAAATTCTGGGTTTGCTTCCATCCAAACATTGATAGTTGAACGAGCACAATTTATTGACGCTGCGAATGATGTTAATGAAGCGCCCTCTTTCATATGCTCAATTACAGCATTGCAATACTCAGGCTTATAGTCGCTAGGTCTCCCTGCTGCCATAAAATCACCTATAAAATAATTAAATCAATAACCGAATTATAACACAGTTAATTATTGCGGGTTGTTTTTACTTACCTTCTTGGCCACTTTGTTTTACCGCCCTTGCCACGACTGCCACCGCGCCATTGGTTATTTGGTCTTGGCCTACCCATTCCCCAATATTGATCTGGCATTTGAGCTTTCGTTAAAGGCTCGCTTTGCTTCGAGTCAACAACGCCTCCACCGTAATGCTTTATTAACGCACCAATCAATGCCTTACTGCAATCTGAGTTGCCAATAACCAATATTTTACTCATCTCATCACCTTACTCATCACCCTTTCAACTTCACTAGCTGCTATTTCTTCAATCTCAACAGCTTTAGCTAGTCCGATAAATTACCCAGTCATTTCAGAATGATCGTATAGCTCATCAACCACATCAAGCACCATATGGCTAATAGGTACGGTTGTAAATTGGTCTGGGTATGTCATTTTAAATCACATCCTATACGTCCTATTTTAACCATATTCAAAATAAAATCTTTACTTCTAAATTCATCTGGAAGAATGCTAGCAGCTGAATTTATAACAAACAAAAATAGCTTAACTCTAAAATTGCGCATATTAATAATCCCCACTCAAAAACTCTATTACACAAGGCTTTGATATATCAACCTCAACAATATCATCGATAACAACCTTACCCCATGTAATATTGGATTTTGCCATAAAAAGAGCATCGATTTTATTTTCAGCTGCTATTACCAAGCAATTTCCAACAGGGTTGATGCCTTCAAAAGTAACTTTATAAACTTTCACTACTTACCCTCCATTTGACTTAAAGCATAATCCAAATCATTTATAGTCCACTTATGCTCATCACATGAGACATAAAACTCATGTGAGCGGTTAATAACATCATCGCGAATGCCATGCAAAAAGAAATCACTAACCAATCTAATTGCATTGCCACCAATCTTGCAAGCTCTAACCCTGTAATCTCTCGCTAATTTTTTACGCTCAAGATTATCAATAAGCCTTTGCTCTGCCTTTTTCATTGCGTTCATTTTAAATCCTACCCTGTTACACCTAGCGCTTTAGCTATTGCTATGGCGTCTGATTTGTGTAACGTAAAGTAATGCTCAATTCCGCAATCATCAACAGCAAGCTCTATTTTTGATTCGCATAAGTTAGAAAGTCTGATATCTTTATCACTAAACTCATGCTTGGCTATTTCGAAAGGTTTTGATGGCATTAATCTAGTGCAGAGGTCGTAATCACCCTCAACACCAAACTCCTCAATGTTATGCTTGACATCTAAAAACCTATACAGTGGCTTTCCTTCGTAATTACCAACAACATCAGACATGTAAATTAGCTCACCATTGAAGAAATCAAACTTAACAACCCAATCAGGCGCTAACTTTAATTCTTCTTCCGTTAAATCTCTCATAACATTTGCCCCGCATAAAAACCCAAAACAATTAAAACTACCCAAATTAAATGCCACCAGCGCGATGCTGCTTCTTCACAGCTTGCGACTGTACCGTACTGACTCGCATGTCGCATTGCTAAAAACTCAGTCTTTGCAGTTATACGCATCTTGCCGCCGCTAATGAATTTTATTTTGCATATGTTCATATCACTCTCCAATCTCATCCATGCAAATAGTAAATACCATGCGCTTAAAGTTTTCAATGTCACCATCTAAATCACTAGTAAGCGGTATTGAATAAGCAAAATCAAGCATAGCCTTACTCTCAGCAGTGATAGCGCCGTGCTTATTAAGCTCATCTATTAAAGTTTTTTTACTGTAACCTTGCGAGCGTATATCTACAGTCTTGCCGCCAAGTTCGCTAAACTTTTTACAGTAAGTGTAATTGCTCATTGCTAAAGCTGGCATTGAACCGATTGTTAATATTGCAGCTAGTAGTAATTTTTTCATTTTAACTCTCTTTTTCTGGATTGTATTTAAAATTAGTAACTTAAACAATGTCGACGACACATATGTCGTCGAGTTAAGTTAAATTCTTGCTTCAACGAATTTTTTAACTGCGTTTATCGTTTTTACTTTCTTGTGACCGCCACACAGTTGACCATCAACAGACTGGTAGATTGTGCCATCAGTAAAAACAAAGTCAGTATCATTGGCTGTAAACCTAGTGCTAGCACTGTCATTAATACCGTTAAACTCAGTTGCTATTTTATCTTGTAAGTTTGTTGAACTCATTTTTGACTCTCTATTTTGTTAAAAGTTTATTTAAGTTGCGTTAAATATAATACGGTTTGATTTTGTTGTAAAGGGTTAAATGCGATATTTTCGTTTTATTTATCATTTAAGTGATATAATCCAAGCAATAACCGTTTTTATTATAGTAATTCATCATATTGTCTCTAAACTCATTATGCTGCTTTGTACTCATTAAGCTAGTGACTGGCACAAAATCCATATAACCAACCTGTTGCTCATAGGCCCAATTGAAAAAACCAAGCTTATCTAGCGTCCACTTTAGCTTTCTACCAATCTCAGCATCATTAAGTAAAATAGGTAAACCGTGCATCAATTTACAAACCCTTTGAATGTACTGCACGTCCTCACCGTCTTGCTTTGCTATCTTTGCATACCAAACATGCTGTTGAGCATTTGCGCTTACTGTTCGCTTATCACTCCAAGGCTCAATAGTTACTTTTAAATTTCCCTCGTGATTATAAACCTCCCTGCATAGCTGCTCTATAACATCAAAGTTAGTACCTACGAATTTTATTGATTTAATTAAGCTCATTTCACCACCAGCAACCCTTTATCATATAGCTTCATTTGTGTTTCAGTTAACGCCCTAAGCTGGTCTTGAAATTCAACCTGTGATTTATCCAGTAGTAAATGACACTCGTAACACGCATACACACCGAATAAATCAGGGCTTTTCAACCCAACACCACGAAACCATGTATTTAAATGGCAAAACACAACGGTTTCACCATCCTGACAATTAGCCGATACACGCAAAGTGCAATCCTCACCCCTTGCTGATTCGCGTATCTTTTTTGATTTAATCATGCAAAACCCCCCTGCCTTTTTCCTGTTTGTTTAGGCTGCTCGCCGTAACCCATAGGTTTATCTATTGGTAAAAGGTAAGCTCCCATATCTTTCATGTAAGCAGTGCCTGTTCTGCCGTGACGGTTAAGCCTCAATATTAACTCAACAACATCTGGATGGTTGTAATTTTCATCCTCGTAAACAGCTTGCTTATGTACAGCAAGCCAGAAATCACAATCCTGCTCAATCTGCCCTGTATCTCTACCATCTGCCGGCATTGGTCTTTTATCTGGTCTTTTTGCAACTTCCCTGCTTAGCTGAGTTAATAATAGGACCGTGCATTTTAATTCTTTAGCGAGTGTTTTAAGTCGCTTTGTTATCATGCCAAATGCTAAATCGTTACGGTCTGCCTTTGGTGCTGTCATTAGCGTTAAGTAATCAACCGCAATCATGCCAACCTTTTTATCTCTTGCAAGCTGCCTGCACTCGGTTTCAATTTCTTCTATTGTTATCCCAGAGCGGTCATTTACCCAAATATCCTTATCACGCATATCTTGTATAGTAATTCCAAGTTTTGCAGCCTCGTGATCATCTGGCCCATCATTGCGCCAAAACGCCCCGCTATCAACCCTTGCATCTTCGCACATGGCCCTTTCTGCCATTTGCTCGCCCATCATTTCAAGCGAGTAAATAATTACTTGCTCGTCATACATGCGGACCATGCCGTTAGTAAAACCACTAACAACTTTTGTTTTTCCCATCTTAGGCAATCCACCAACTACGAACAATGAGCCTTGCGGTACATTTTTTGGGTCTATTAGATCGTTAAGGTTATCGTATGGTGTCTTGTATCCAGCAGGAATAACACCCTCTATTCTGTCGTAAGTTTCATTAAGGCTTATTTCCATGTATTCAGACATTCGCTTTAATCTGCTTTCACGGTTTTGAATTCTAGCTGCAACCTCTGACCATACTGAATTTGATTTTTGAACCCTGTCAGCAAGTGTGCCTTGAGTTTTATCGTTTAGTATAATCATAGCCTCATTCATTTTAGATAGCGCAAAACGCTGCACAGACGCATCAACAAGGTTTTTTGTTACGCTTGGTAGGTTTGCCGCGCTAACTGTGTTTTTTGCTATCTCCATAGGTACGTGAAATGGAAGATCGCAATTGTCAGATATTGTAAGCCCGTTAACCTGATCGCCTTTCTGCACTATCTGCTTAATGGCTTTTAGCATCTTTCTATGCTCTGAGTTAACAAAGCAGCCAGACTCAACTTTACTAATCGCCGTTAATAGTGGCTTGCTTGTCGGGTCCTCAATAAGCATTAACGAACCTAAAAACTCTTGCTCCCACTCTATTTGATTATCCATGGTAGTTACCCTCAAATATTTTTGTAAAATTAGCTTTGTTTACAATCCAGTCCAATCCGAATGGTTTGCAATCGTTTATCAAAAAGTCTGAGCTTCTCATGTAAATAAAAAAGCTTCTCCAAAATTCTAAGCCGGTATCTTTATCCGTGTAAAGCGGACCTGAATTATCAGACTTCATTATCTTAAAACATTCCTTCCAGCGATTCGCTAGGTTTGCTTTTCTTTGCCCATCCCAAACCCTAGGCTGCCGCTGGTCACTCATAACCTCTGACCAAATATTGATTACCTCTTGATGCGGGCAAGGCGGTAAAACTTGTTTTCCGCTATTCTCTTTATTTTCATTGTTTTCATTATTAACATTATTGTTTGTGTATCGAGTGTTGTCCTTTTGCTGTTTCGCCTGTTGTCCTTTAGTTGTTTCGCTTGATGTATCGCTAGACTGAAAACTATCGTAATTACATATAGTTATAACAGTTGTTAGGTGTCCGCTTTTTAGCTCAATCATACCGTCTTTTTCTAGGTTTTTTAGAAACCTTCTAACCTTGTTCCTTGACCATTTCCAAGCCTTTGAAAGCGTCAATTCAGACCTTGCTTGCTGCCCTCGATTGACCTCTATAAGCTGCCCTTTAATCATTAGCTTGGCTTGACTATGGTTAGCATATAAAAGCAAATCAACCCACGCCTGACCTGCGCTAAACTCGCAATCCCAAACCCAATGGTTCATCAACTCTCTGTTGAGTGAAATCCAACCTTGTGCCATAATTACCTCGTTGATCTTTAATTGCCAGCCTGACCCGCTGGCTTTTTTAATTCAATGACTTTAGATTTTTAAGTTCAATATATTCATCAAGAGTGTAAAAGGCTGATTCTTGTGATTCGCTGTAATTTTTAAGAAACTCAATTCCTATCTGCATAGCTGCCCTAGCTATTTTTGATTGAGATTTGTCATTATCAACAAGTGCATTTATATCAGATATTCCAAGCTCTACTTTTTCTGAAAACCTAATGTTTAACGGCTTCATTATGAAACTCCCTATTTAAATTGTACGTACAGTTTATATTTAATTTGTACGTACGTCAACTTTGTTTAATGCATAATAAACCCCATTTTAGGGGCTTAAGTTATTTCTTCAGTGTTGCCGTGTAGTATTGTGTTCATAGCTCACCTCTTGCTTCGGCTAGCAATACTTGAATATTATGCAGGGTTTCCATATCGTGATAATCAGGCTCGGTTTCAGTTTGTGAGTTTATTCTGCTAGCTCTTTGGTCGTTAACCTCATCGATTAACATATAAAGCTCACCGATAACACTCTCAAGCATTTCATACATTTTAGGTGAGGTTTTAATTAGATTGGCGTTAGCTATAGCGCGATCAAAGCATGTTACTCCAGTATCATTTACTAATACTTCATGCTTGTATTGCCTACCGCCATCAAAATAATGCCCTTTTGTTTTTATATTCCACTCACCCTTTGTAAATTTTGTATCGCTCATTTCACTCTCCATTTATTGATTGAGCGTTAACTGTACTTTATTCGATAATTAAAATCAAGCATAAAAATAATTAAAAAGTTATTGACGTATTGCCATTAATTTATAATAATGGATGCAACTTAAACGCAGAGGAATGAAAATGAAAGACAACAACAAACCAGTTAGATGCGACTTACCACCGCACGTACACGACTTTTTAAAGTCACTGCATGGAACTAAGAAATACAACGCTGAGGCTATATTGATGGCAGCGGCACGCAAAAACGGTTTTAGACCACAATAAAAATACTGGAGGGTATATGAGTAATGAGAAATTATTAAAATCTTTAGGTGAAGCTAAATTAAAAGGCGATGAAGCTCGCGTTTATGAGATTGAGCAAATATTAAGTGCGAGGTCTTAGTTATGCAAAAGTCTGAATCAATAAAGCATATTGCCGCGGCGTTAAATAAAGCTCAAGCTGAAATGAGCGGCGCCAAAAAAGGGGCTAACAATCCATTTTTCAAAAGTAAGTACGCTGATATGAATAGTGTTGTTGATGCTGTACGTATTCCTTTTTGTAATAACGGGCTTAGTTATAGTCAATTTCCAATTATGCAAGATAACAAGGTTGGCGTTGAAACAATATTGATGCATGAGTCTGGTGAATGGATGAGTGACATCCTTGTGCTGCCAATGGTTAAGCAAGACCCTCAAGCGGCTGGTAGCGCTATAACTTACGCTAAGCGATACGCCTTGCAGTCTATTGCTGGCATCCCTTCTGAGGATGATGACGGCAATGCAGCTAGCAATCAAAAACAACCGGCTAAGCAGTCAAGCCAAAACGTTAATTGGTACAACAACTTTGAAAACGACAAGCAATTTATGTTGGTTGATATTCAAAGCGGAGCAAAAACGGCTGATGTGATTATCAGTGAATTAAAGACAAATGGTTTTGCGGTATCTAACCAGGTTGCAGATCAAATAAAACAGTTACGATAATGGAGAGTGAAATGAGTGATTTTAATTTGGTTCTATTTTCGGATTTAACCACCGATGAGAAATTGGCGCAGCTTGAAGCTGAGGGCGAAAGGTATCAAGGTCTTTACGTTGATATGGCCGATAAAGAGCAGCGCAAGTTTGTGAAAGATCAAGCAAGCTTTGTTAACGACTTACTTAAAAAGCTAGACCGCCAGCGTATTGATTTATCAAAGCAATACAAAGCACAGGTTGAAGCTGAGGCGAAAGAAATTAAACTGCGCCTTGAAAAAGCTAACAGCCCATTCACCGCTTTAATTGACGAATGGAATGCAGAGCGTAAGCGTATTCTTGATGAAGAAAAGCGCATACAAGCTGAAAAAGAACTGGCAGAGCAAATAGAGCGCGACCACGAAGAAGCTTTACAGTTAAATCGACTATGGGATTTAGAAGCTAAAGAGCGTGAAGCGCAACGCGAAGCTGAGCGCAAGGCGCAGGAAGAGCGAGAAAAGCAAATAGCTGAGCAAGCAGCAAGGCAAGCGCTTATTGATGCTGAGAATGCACGACAAGCGCAATTGCAGCAAGAAGAAAGCGCAAGGTTAAAGCGAGAAGCTGATACCGAGCATAAAAAGCAAATTAACAATGCTATTCTATCCGTGCTGGTTGAAAATGGTATTTCAGAAGATGACGCAAAAACAGTAATTACATTAGCGGCAAAGAATCTACTTCCAAATGTAAGCGTAAGATACTAGCCATGAAAACCTTACACGCAGCAAGCCAAACAAACGAGCGGTTAGACTTGCTGCTATCACTAACCAAGATAAGCAGCTCGGACATAATAAAGGGTCTTGAGTATGATTTAGTAAATGGTTTTGATGTTAATAACGCCGCGTTACTAGCCGATGTTAAACAGCCAAATTTAAAGAGGGCATTAAATCAACTTGAAAACATCTCTCAAATAGTCGAGAGTATAAAAGAAATAGACTTTAATCATTTAACAGATATAAACAAACCAATCAATTTAGAAGGATAAGAAAATGAACAACTGGAATTTTACAGGCAATTTAGGCAATCCAGCAGAAGTTAAAACTTTACCATCAGGCAGTACAGTTTGCGAGTTTAGCGTTGCAGTTAAATCAGGTTATGGCGACAAAGAAAAAACCAACTGGGTGCGCTGTGCGATGTTTGGCAAAAAAGCCGAAGGTCAACTACCTAGCTATCTACAAAAAGGCACTCAGGTTGCTATCAGTGGCGAGCTTGAATTGCAAGAGTGGGAAGGTCAAAACGGTAAAGGCGCTGCGCTATCTGTGCGAGTTGAAAATCTTGATTTGATTGGAGGCAAACCACAAGGCCAATCACAAGGCGCACAAAATACGCAAGGTTATGCACCGCAGCAGCAGCAAGCGCCTAGTCAGCAATATCAACAGCAACAAGCGCCAGCGCAGCAGTACCAGCAACAGGCTCAACAGCAAAACGCACCACAACAGCAAGGTGGATATGCACCGCAAGGCGGATTCAATCCTAACGACAGCCAAAACAATCCACCGTTTTAACCTTTAACCATTAACGCGCCTTCGGGCGCAATAGGTGATTTATGAAATTAGGACAAATAAGAAAGATTACTTTCTCAACTTTCCGAGGAGCAATTTCAGCTAATGGTGGTTTTTACGAATATGAGCAGGACGTAACTAGAAATTGCCGTGTTGTGATATCTAAGTTTGGCGCTCTTAAGTGGCAAATAGTAAAGAGAAAAAATCAACACTTATGGGATTGGGCTTTAAATACAGATCAAGAAGTTTTAGATAGCCTTGAGTTAAAAGAGGTACTAGGTGATTTATGAGTGACTATAAATTTACATTGCCAATATACGGAATAGCTAAACCAAAAAAAGGAGCGTTAACTCAGTCGCTAAACGTTAACTGGTATCGTAACGCTTACCACCGCTCAAGCAATGATGCTAAAAAGAAATTTAAGGAGCATGTAAAGCATCAGATTGATAAGCTTGACCCAATCGAAGGCAGAGTAAAGGTTAAGTACGTTTATTACGCTAAAGCCAATAACTCGCCAGATTTAGATAATTTTGTTGGAACAGTTAAAAAGTTTTTCCAAGATGCAATTGTTGAGTGTGGATTAATACCAGATGATAACGTTAATTACATTGTAGAGAATAAAGAAGTGTACGGCGGCATTGATAAAGACAATCCAAGAGTCGAGGCTTTTATAACTGCTTTAGATGAATAACCCCAGCCGCTTAACTGCGGCTTTTTCTTACCTAAAATTAATTTAATTTATTTTAATAAACCTATTGACCCTTGCGCGGTATTCGCTTATTATAACCTCAATGAAACGCAATAACGCGAACTTAATTGGAGAGTTAAAGATGAAAATAGCAGAACTAAGGAAGTACGGTGATAAGGTTGGTCGAGAAGGTATGGCTTTAGAGGCGCAAAAAGCGGTTAATGAATATGATGGCAGCTATAAAGGTGTAATGGAGCTGTGTGGTAAGTTGTCATTATTGGCTAAAGCTGCAACCTTTGACGACTATTGGCACGAGCAAGTCAAGCGCGGCGAAAGAAATCAAGAGTTTGAAATTGAAAAGGCATTACGTAAATGACACCATCAAAACAAGCAAAGCAGGCAGGGCTAACAAGCCTTGCTGAGCTATCAGAAATAAGCCATGTACCTGTTAGAACATTGCAAGACTGGTTTAATAATTACCCTAAGCGCTTTAATTTTGTATGTAGTGGCGCTGCATTGGTTAAGGCTAAAAACAATGGATAAATTCACGCACAGTAAAAAATTAAATAGCTATGGTTTGCCGGCTAATAGCTCAATTAGCGATATACTTACTAAGCACTGTGTTGTTGATGATTACAATGTTGGCATTGCGGTTAGTCCGTGCGGTAAGGTTTGCGACTACGGTCAATACACAGAAATGCCAGACAAATTAAAAGCACAATGGAAGTTTTGTGCGGAATTGGAAGGTGTTAGTGATGGCCAAAAGGAATAAAAAATATAACCCAATGAAAGGCGCGCTAAAAAGCGCCAAAGTTGGACTTAGAAACTTAGGTGTGTGGCATAGTCAACTTACCGAATCAGACTACACGGCAGAGGTTGTTAACTATAAAACACTTAAAACCGAAGATGTTGGCCGCTCAATGGTGTTTGCAATAACTAACGTTAGGCACTTATGGCAAATACTTTTACTTGCAATTGGTGAGGATGATAACGGCAAAAAGTATTTTAAAGTTGACCCGGTTCAAATTAAAACTGAAATGTACCAGAGTGATTTAGCTGAATACTTAGACAGGCGCCACAAGGATTTTATTGCCAAGTCATTTAACAAAAATCATTTAACTAACGTTGCGTGGCTAGCCGTACCAAACGGTCAAGCAGCAGACGCGATAACCGATGAAATGATTGATAAGCTGATAACAGCTAAGGAGGCGTGGTGATTAAAGAAGCATATGAGCGCGGCTATTACGCAATAGCAAGCGGAGATTCTAAAAGCGATAATCCATACGTAAAAGTAACGCAGGGTGTTGAATATTACGCTTGGTTAGGAGGTTTTAACGATTACGATTTGGGTTATGATTTAGATTTATCGGTATTCGATTAATGAAAAACCCTAAAACACGAAACAGCTACTCAAGCGTTGTTAATCGAATAATGCAAGAGCCTGAGTTGCGACTTAAAAACAAACTAGAGCGTCAAGGTTTAGAATGGCGTGAAATTGACAAACAAATAAACGAATTAGTAAGGAATAAAAATGATACCAACACATAAAACAAAAGGCAGCGCAGGAGCTGATTTACAGCTTGACTAACCAACTTATAACGATTAAGATTTAATAATCACTGATTATTAAACAGGGTTAATTATGCTAGACTTGACGGGAATGGTGTTTGAAAGAATTACAGTTAAGGGCTTTAGCCATAAAAAGCAAGGTCACGCATACTGGAATTGCGTTTGCTCTTGCGGTAGTGAGAGAGTTATAAACTCGCAAAGGCTTAAAGGTGGAGCTACAAAGTCATGCGGATGCCTAGCAAAAGAAAAAGCTAGGGAGACATGCCTCAGAAGAGCAAAGCACAACATGTCAAAAAGAGATTGTAGGAGTAGGATTTATATTTCTTGGGCAAACATGAAGCAAAGATGCTTAAATCCTAGCAGGCGGGATTCGAAGTGGTATCACGATAAAGGTATTTCAGTTTGTGACAAGTGGCTTGACTTTTCTGGCTTTCTTGAGGATATGGGGGGAAATTATTTTGAAGGAGCTTCACTTGAGCGGATATCAAATGATGGCGGTTATCACAAAGGTAATTGTAAATGGGTTGAGTTCTCAAGGCAATCTAGAAATAAGACGGACAACAGAATACTGAACATTGATGGTGTTGATATGTGTATGGCTGATGCGGCAGAAAAATACAACATTAATTACAACACGCTTAGAAGTAGAATTTACAAGCTTGGAATGGATCATGACCAAGCAGTTAAAATGCCATTAAGAGGAGAGAGAAAAAATGAGCAATGAAATAGAAAAAATAGCTAAATGGTTTTCAGACGCAAAACCTAATCCAACGCTTGAGGATACTGCAACTCAATACGGTTGCCATCTTGAGGAGTTTGCAGAAGGTTTGCAGGTGACTGGTGATGACAGTGCACGTGAATTGGTGTCTTGTATTGGTGATAATTACAAGAAGCACATTGGAATTTACATGGGAGATTTTACGCTTACGCTGCACCGAGAAGAATCTAAGATTGAATTACTAGATGCTTTTTGCGATCAAATAGTAACAGCAGTTGGTACGGCTCAATATATGGGTTTTGATATTGTAGGCGCGCTAAACGAAGTAATAGCATCTAATGACTCAAAGCGGATGCCTGATGGTAGCTTTCCACTGGATAAAAACGGCAAGATTACAAAAGAAAGCCCTAACTTCTTTCAGCCTAGCTTAAGTAAATTTATAGGCACCAACAATGAATAGCTACAAAAAATACTTACGCTTAATGAATTTAAACAAGAAAAACCCATTACCAGAAGTTACGCTAAAAGCTATGTGGGATAACTGGCACTGTAATGATGAAGATGAAAAGCATCCGCCGTATTACTTTGGTATTAATCAAGGTTGGCGTGAAAGGCAGTTAGCTGTAATGCGTGAATTAGGTATTGACGAAGTAATTAAGTTTACACGCGGCGGTGATTCACGATTAAAGCCGGTTAAATTTACAGATAGCACAAAGCATTTATTTGCAACGTGTCAAAATTTAATAGCGCGTAAAGCGCATTTTAACGAGCATAGCGGGGTAGCGGTATGATTGATCAAGAATTGATAGATAAAAACTTAAACTTAATACAAGCTCTATTTGAGGGTAGGGTTGAGTTTGAAGATTCCGCTGATGAGCTTTATCAATTACTAGCTGAGACTAATGATAACTACAAATCACTAATCGAGCAAAACGCAGAGTTACACAAAGAGCTTGAAAAGTTAAAAGGCGATCGGGTATTTGTTGTTAATGGAGAAGAGAAATGAAAAAGATATATAGTAAATTAATTAGTTTAGCAATAACATCAACGCTTGCTGCATCTTGGTATTTCAATCTACATAGTTTGCAGTCATTCGCAAGTGTTATATTTTTGATTCTTATCGCACTTGTGGTATTATGCGGGCTTGTAGTCGTTCACTACATCAGTGAGTTTGATGATCGTGAAACTGAAAAGTCAGAGGCGATAAAGAGATTTAAGCCATTTAGCAATAAGACTACATTTGATTTTGCTTTCAATGGCTTTATATCTTCACTCGATGTTATTTTACTAATACTAATAAACAGCCCTGTAATTGCGGCGATACACTTAATATCAGTGCTTTTCTCTTTAAAGATGTCATCGTCATGCGCAAAGCGGTACAGTAAAGCGCTAGATATGGAGTAAATAGCCCGCCAATCCAATCAATGATACAATAAAGCCATACTCTTAACGTGTGGCTTTTTTATGTCTAAAAATTACCTAAACAAAACCTTTGCGGCAAATATGGGCCACCGAAGGAATATGAATCACTTATTTTCTGCGCCTGTTAACTTTGGCGATACAAACCGCGATGACTCTAAATCGTATGGTTATCCTGACAATGTAACATTTGAGCATATGTATAACCTGCATAAGCGTAACGGCTTTGCAAAGGCTATGATTAATAAAGTAGTTAACCGATGCTTTATTGAAAATCCAACTATTATTGATGGTGATGCAGATACTCGCGGTAAAACTCCCACGGCATTTGAAAAGGCTGTAGATGATTTAAATAAAAAGTTTAAGCTATTTAATGTCATCAAAGAAGCTGAGAAATACGCTAGGGTTGGCAATTACGCCACTATTGTTCCTGTATTTAAAGAGCGTGAGAAGAAAAAGTTAACTGATGAAATAGGTCGAGTCAGTGGCTTAGTTGCTATTAATCCGTTTTACCAAGTTGAATGTGAGGGCACTACTGATTACGTTAGCGATTACTTTGATAAGGATTGGAATAAGCCAAAGTATTATGAGTTAAATCCTGCTGCGTTAGGTGATAGGACTACAACAAACGCCGAGCAAATGAAAATACACCGCTCGCGTGTATTCGTTGTAACTAACGCAGTAGGCGCGCAAATTGAAGGTACACCTGTGCTGGAAGCGCCGTTTAATGCTCTGTTTGATGCAAATAAAATACGCGGCTCATCTGCCGAAGGTTCACGCAAAAACGCTAAGCAACGCACAGTAATGAGCGCTGATGACCCTAAAGCTATTCAAGCAATGGGAGCTAAAAAGGAAGAGATAGACCAATCCATTGACGACTTTGAAAATGGCATAAATAACTATTTAAAGCTTGGTGGCTCAAAAGTTTACACCTTGCAGTCAAATCTAGCCGATCCAACTGGCGCTTTTAATATTGCATTACAAGAAGCGTTTGCATCTGATGAAGTGCCAATGACTGAAATGATCGGCTTTATGACGGGTGAGCGCTCAAGCGAGGAAAACTCAAAGGGCTTAAATAAATACCTAAAGTCAAAACAGACTAATGAGTTTGGCCCTAGAATGATTTCAATATATGAATGGTTTGTTGAGCTTGGCTTATTGCCAGCGCCTAGCAATGGAAGTATTAATGTAGTTTGGCCTGATATTTCAGAGCCTAGCAAATCTGAAAAGCTTGCTAACTCAAAGTCGATGATTGAAGATAATAAAACCGCATACGATGCGCGAGAAGAAGCGCCATGGACAACGGAAGAAATACGCGAAGCAGGTGGGGCGGATAAAGATAAGCCAGCAACACAATACGAGCTTGAAATGCCAAAAGACGAATTAACATTGGATGATGAGCCTAATGAAAATAAGACAGATTAAAAACGGGCCTGTAATTCCAAAAGATGCAGCAGACCCGGCGCATCAAAAAAGCAATTTAAGCCGTGAGCAGCGTGAATTAAAAAGACGATTCGAGCGCATATCAAAAGGTATGCGCTCACTAGTTGCTGAGCAATCAGAATATCGCACAGTTGCAGCGGCTAATTCTTCAACTTCAACGGTATGGCATCCGCTTGTATATTTCACAAACACAAAAGGCGAGCTAGATACTCACAGGTCAAGTGTTGCCGTAAACAAGACGACTTACTACGAATACCAAATAGACTTAGCGCGTTACGATTCGATTAACTCATTTATTGAAAGGTTGCTTTATACTGAGTTGCTAGAAACTTACACCGGCAACAAACCGCCCAATTGGTTTTTTCAGTCGTATTTATCTAGCGCTTATAATGATGGGGTTAATGACGCAATACGTGACATACAAAGCCAATCAACACCTGAATTAGTAGGCGATGAATTAGCGCGACAAATACCAGCAATTACTAACGATGAATTTAACCCGCAATCAACACAATCATTAGGTTTAGTTTACGGTCGCGTATTTAATGAAATGAAAGGTTTAACTGAATCAATGAAAGTTGACCTGTCAGAAACGTTAACGCGCGGCATGGCTGATGGTTTAGGCATTCGCGCCATTTCTGCGGACGTAGTTAAGCGTGTAGGCGTTGGTTTTAGTCGAGCGCAACGAATCGCACGTACTGAGATTTTAGGCGCTTACAGGGCAGCACAGAGAGCTAAAACAAAAGATATAAATGAAACTGTGTTTGATGATAGTGGTTTTATTTTCCGCCAGTTATGGTTTAGTGCGCTGGCCGCTACAAGTCGCCCGAATCACGTGTCGAAACATGGCGGAATATTCACACAGCAGGAAGTGGAAGAATTTTACAGTAAGCGAGGCGAATCAATTAATTGCTTGTGCAGCCAATCACCTATTTTGGTCTATCGCAAAACAGGCAAAGCGGTTATTGAGGATACGATTAAACGAATGGAAGCGCAAAAGAAAGCCTACCAAATGGCAAGAGGAATAGCGGCTTT